TGTTTTGCTGATATTTCAACTCTAGCTCAGTTAGCTTAGCAAGATAGTTTTGCTCGAATTGCTGCTGCTTCTGCTGCATTTCAAACATCATGCGCTCAGCTTCAAACTGTTGTTTTTGCTGTTGCTCAGCCAATCGAGCCTGCGCTTTAATTTGCTCAGCTTCGGCCAACGGGTTCTGCGTCTGTAGTTGTTGCTGCATTTGTTGGAGCATAGCGGTTAGCTGCTCAACCTGCGCTTGTAGCAGCTCAGTAGGTTGTGACGGATTATTGAAGTAGGGCGCTGCATCTTTTAGTCCTACCTCTACCGACAATTTTTCCAACGTGTTGTAAATCTTGCTCTGATCAGTCAGCGGAATGCCTTGTTGTAGGAATTGCTGCTGCAATGCCAGAATAGCATTTAGGTTCACGATCTTTTCTTGTCGGTCACCAGCACCTAAGCCAACATCAATACGGCAGTCGATGTTATGCCGCCATGATGTTGGATCAATTTCAATTGGTTCGCCAAGAACTTTAATTTGCATGGAGTCGTTCTGATATTGCATTGCAAGCTTAACGATCTTGCGGAATATATCGCGCACGCCCGTATCAGCAAACAATCTAGCGATCATATCTAGGCGTTGCTGCGAGGCCTCCATGATGCCCTTGAAGCCCGTCGCAGTCTTATTAAGAGACTCTGAATCTAGCCCTTGGTTGTAACGCGTAACGCCAGTGCGCACTTCACGCATCACGTCTACATATTCCATCATGCGTAAGATTGGCTCAGCAATTGGCTGCACTGCAAGAGGCTGCAAGCTATCACCAATGGGACCTTCGTCATTAACACGGATAATGCCGCCAGCACGAGGCGTAAGCAGGTCATCCAGGTCTACACGCTCATTAACTACTGTGCGCATGTAGTTTGTCTGATAGACGTTATTAAGCGCTTGGCGCATAAGTGTTGATTTCAAATACTGGATATTCGCTACTTGCTCGCCAGGGCATGAGCCAATAGCGCGGTGCGGGATAGGAATGGGCACAACAACGCAGAAAGGATGCTCATCAACATGCTGCCAGCTTAGAACCGTATTGCCAGCTCGGAACACTTGGCAAAGTTCAGCTACACCATCGCCGTCTGTATCTATGTAGACGTAATATTCGCCCAAATAGATAATGTCATTGGATGGGTCGCCAGGATTGGTATCGTAAAGCCCATCATAGTTCCAATATCGAGCGTTTTTCTCGTCGCTAATCTGGAAATCGTAGTACTCATCAGCGGGCAATGTCTCAACAACATCCTTATCAAACCCCATTTGCAGCAATTGGCTACGTGTTTTAGGCGTTCTATGGCCTATGAACCGTGGTTTTTTGAAATCACGCGCAGAACGGCAAATTAAAAACTCTTCCGGCGGGATATTTTCAATTTTAGTGCGGCCAACAGTCGTAGTTCGCTTTACCGTCACGTCATAAAACGTAAAAGGCGTGCCATTAATGACTTCTACACGGTCGTTTTGCTCTTCAACTTCTAACTCATCGTCTAATTGCAGCTTTTGCAGCTCAAAATTAGATAATCCTTGGTACCTTTCGCGGGTTACTTCTTTGGATTCATCCCAATAAATCTTTACAGTGCCAGTATATTGCAGCAGGGCATCCTTAAACATGTTGTGCAGCACCAACACGCCGTCATTTTGGCGACTAAATACCCAATTTGCCCATGCGGTCTTCTGCTCTGCTTCCTTATCGAACTCGGGCCGGTCCGATTCAAAGAACGCCACGTACTTACCCTGGGTAAATATGCGCACCAGGGATGGCAACATACCCTCAATGACGTCTGACACGTCCGAGGTAACAAACTGACTTTGCCCTTCGATCTCATCACCATAAGGCAGACAGTTGTAGTAGTTCATGAGCTTAGCGCGATCTTGCCCAATCTGAGACTGAAAGTCGATGCTGTCGCTCTCTTCAGCGCCGACAATCTTATTGATCTCGCTATCACTCATTTTCATCTTTACGTCTCCTGCCCCGCCTGGGTTTTTCTTCGGGGTTATTCTCGGAATTATAGTGCTGTTCTAGCTGCTCTAACCGCTCTAGCAACTCTTTTATGGTCTTCTCTAGCTTAACTACCTTTTGGGTTAGCTCAATGCTCATAAGTTTGGCTGCTCAGTCCATGTAGCTGACGGGTTCGTTTGGTCTGTCCACGTGCTGGCGGGTAAATAATCCGTAAACCATACGGCAGTTTTAAAGGTAATATCATCCAGAGTAACCGCCAACGTATTAGACGCTACAGCGCCATTCGCTAAAAAGGTAATACCGTCTAGCGTTAACGACATTACAGCGTAGTTATCGACCACCTGAAAGGCGTTGTTTTGAAAGGCGTTGCTCTGAAACGCTCTCATGGTTTCTCCGGCCAGACTATGGTGTCAGGGAATCCATCTTGGCTAGGCACATCACGCAAAGCTTGTCGGTATATCGCCCATGCCTGTTTATCGACCTGTGCATCAGCCAGCTGCGTCCAATCGTACTCTGATAACAGCCTATTGCGCTGCGCCCTTACAGCTGCGGCTTTGGCCTTATAGTCTGCGTCTAACTCTTCAGGAGTCTTAGGCTCCACCATGACGGTGTAGGCTATGCCGTTTTGTCTATTTATCAGGGAATGCCCTAGCAGGCACAGTAAAGTTTGCAGTGTAACGCGCAACGCCTTTAGTAATGCGCAAGTCGTCTATATATCCTGACGTATCTCTTGAGGCAGGCGCAAACCACCCTGCCCCAATATAAAGTTGCCCACCAGCGGTTATGGTATATGACGTTGACGATGTTGCTTCTACCGTACCATTTACAAAAATTCTTGTAGTTCCGCTAGATCGCGTTACTGCAACGTGATACCAAGTTCCAGTAGAAAACGTTGATGTAGTAGTTACAATTGGAGACCCTAATCCACCACCAGAAAAAAATGCTAGCGTATTTGTTCCATACCACTGAAGCGTCCAAACTTCATTGCCAGTACTGCTAACAATTCCTTTTGAAACCACAGCATCAGTAGTTGTTGTGCTTGACGGGTTCAACCACAATTCAATTGCAAAATCCCCTGAGCCAAAATCCCAATTTGGATTTGCTGGCGCAAGCAGCCAATCACCAGTCCCATCAAAATACATTGAGCCAGTACCGTACTTAACAACAGAGGTACTTATCTGCGCATTGCCTACAGTCTCTAAATCATTCTTGCCTGTATTGTCGAATATGGCTGCATTGGTGAAATTGCATAGCAATTGAGTATTTGTAATTGCTGTAAGCGGTGCCGTAGGCGGCGTAAACGCTGCTGTATAAACAGCAGTGCCTTTTACTACGCGAAAACTTGATAAGTACCCATTTATTGCGGAAGTTCCTGTTGTAGCAGAACCAATAAATTTATTTACTGCCGAATCGTTAATTGACGAGCTGCTAGTTGTTGTTGTTCCTGCTACACCATTAAAATATGGTGTGTAAGTATTTCCATTTCTTACTAACGCCAAGTGGTGCCACTGATTCATTCTTAGCGTGCCACCAAAACTTACGCCGCTTGCAATATTCCAAGCCCCGCCACCACTTGAAATATAGTAAACGACACTTGAGCTTGAGCTTACGCAATAAAAAGGAATTAAACTTGCTTGCGTTCCTTGGCTTCCAAAGTCTGCAATAAGATTATCTGCTGGCAATGACAAAGGATAAAACCAGCATTCAATTGTAAAATTACTGCTGCCCATTTCTAGTGCTGCATTATCTGCAACACTTAAATAATCACCAGTCCCATCAAAATACGCACTTCCACCATTAGTTGACGCAACATAAGCAGCTGTTGGTGCAAACGGAGAAAACGCCGTTACTGCTGTATTACCATTACTGGTGATCGTAAACGCATTGCTTGAATTATCTTTGAATCTGTTTGATTGGCATGTTAACAGTGACGTATTTGTTATTGCAGTTAATGGCACTGTTGGCGGCGTGAATGCGCTTGTATATACGGCTGTTCCTTTAACTACGCGAAAATTGCTCATGTAACATGTGCTTATTGGAAAAGTTGACCCACCAGCAGAGCCAATGCAAAAATCTGAAGCATTATCAGGAATTGTGGCAGAAGACGTAGCAGACACGCCAGAAACACCATTTATATACAAATTAAATGCTGTTCCGTTTCTAACGATTGCAAAATGATTCCAAGCGTTCCCATTAAATGCAATGGATGACGCTATGTTTATTCCCCATGTCCCGCCTGTATCTACCAGCAAACTAGGTGTTAATCCTGTTGACCCATAATACAAAAGAACCCCGCCAACAGTTGAAGAGTTTGCTCTTTTTGAAACAATGCCTGTAGAAACTGCTGCATTGCCAACGGGGTAATACCAGCCCTCTATAGTGAAATCAGAAGAACCCATATCTAACGCTGCATTATCTGCAATGCTTAGATAATCGCCCGTCCCATCAAAATAATTAGACCAATAACCATCAGACTGGCTAAACGGGCTAAACGTACCTTGTGTGGTATTGCCGTTGCGCGTGATAGTAAAGTTGTTTGTGCTGCTATCAATGAACGTGTTATTTTGGCCGCCGTTAGTGCCATCCCCATGAAGCAGCAATACAGTCTGCTTAAAGTTAGGGTCAGTAGGCGCTGAATTACCAGCTGCACGTTTCATTTGATGCGATTGCATTAAGCAGCCCCCACCAGTGCGCCGTATACCTGCGTGCTTACTTTCCAGAGCTCAATAACGGTGTACTTTGTGGTATCAAGTGTAGGCGCAGAGCCTCCTACCCACACAACGCCGCCAGAGCCAAATGTAGAGTCAGTCCACGTAATCGTGTATGCGGTACCGTCCAGAACCATGAGCGTTACACTCTCACCTGCTGCAAAGTTAGTAGCTTTAGGTGTGCGGTTTGCGCCAAGCGTGATCAGCTGAATGGAGCCGTTACCTGGGTCTATCTCGAACGCAGCGCCATCCGTAATAGTGAAAATATCCTCAAGGATAGTTCCGGCAATTGCAGGGTCGGTAAGCGTCTTAACGCCGGTAATGCTTTGTGCACTGGTCAGGTCTACAAGCGTAGTCCACTGTACATCTGTAGCGCCGCTATTGAGCGTAAGCGCTTTGCTGCCATTGCCTGTGTAGCTAGGCAGCAGGTTTACACGTGCATTTGCTGCAGTAGACGCGCCTGTACCGCCATCAGCTACGGCAAGATCGGTAATACCAGTGATTGAACCACCAGTAATGCTTACGTTGTTCGAGGCTTGCTCAGCCATGGTGCAAGGCCAGTAAGCGTATGGTTGGCGTTCCAGTCACTAGGGAGCACCTGCCCTGCGGCTGAGGCTACAGGGTCATCGGCAATGGCGGATACTTTGGTATGGGTAACTACGACTGGCATTAGCTGTTGCCCTCCGTAATCGTTGCAGCGCTCACTGACACTCGATCACTAAGCGTAATGCTCGTGGTGCTAAGGTTGATGTTTGCGCCGCTTGTTGCGACGGTCAAACCTTCCATGACCAGCGTTGTACCGTCAGACTTGTAGATGCGTGCAATGGCTGCTGTGCCCGATGCTGTGGCTGCACCCACGCTAATGGTGTTAAGCGTAAGCGTGCCACCAGAGGCAGCAGGGGCAAAGGCTGAGGCGTTGCAGATTAGCTCTACGAGCTGAGAGGCATAACCAGCTGTGTAGATGCGAAGCTTGGCCGAGGTGCCAGCAAACGAGGTAATTTGGTCAGCGCGGTTATTCCGCAGCGTTGTGTTGAGCGTGACGGCCACAGCTTGCCCTCCATTGAGTTACCCTAATGTTAGCACACGCTAGGCCAGCTGTAGCTTAGGCTGCAAAGTGGTTTTGGCCTTTTGCTTGTCTTTAAGGCCAACCGCTAGGTAACGGAACGCATCAGCAGCATGGCTTGACCAGTCATGCAACGGTCGCGGCTTGTACTCCTGACGTCGATCGTCGAACTCCTTGCGATAATTACGAAGCGCTTGCAAGCCAAGCTCACACTTTTTGGCATCGAACCAACAGCGTGGAATGGTATTACGCACCGCATGAATGCCATCGTCGATGCTCAAGTTAGGCACGATACGAAACTGTATCCCTAGCATCTTTGCGGTCTCTATGCGGCTTTTTCCGCTGCCTAGTTCGCGCACTTGTATATCGTGCGGTGCCCAGTGATCACCGTATTTGTAGCCTCGCTGGTCGAGGATTTTGGCGTAATACGGCAAGCCCTCG